CAGACGCCGCGATCGCACTTGAGCGCCCGCCGAAACGGCGCTTCGTAACCATCATACTGCGCGCAAGTCCACGGGTGCTGGTAGTGTTCGCAGCGCACGCAGACGTTCAGGCGGGCCTGCGTGCGCAGTTGCCGAGCCGAGGCCGTGAACTTGCTTCCGCCGCGGCGCCGCTTGCCGCAGCCGCGACACGGTTTCTTACGGACCGGCCCAAACGTCCGCTTCGCCGCCGTATCCCGTGACTTCTTCGCCGAAACCGCAGGGATCATTCGTACAGCAATCTCCCGCCGCTATCTCGCTGGAAACGCCCGTCTCGTCTATCTCGTCGCAGTGGCCCTCTTGTGGTCTCGGAGGCGTGCCGCCGCCGTCCAAAGCGATGGTGCCGCAGTAGATATAGTATGGCGTGTCTCCCACCCGGTAGTGAACCCCCACACGGCACTCGTCTGCCAGTCCGTCGTTGTCGTTGTCCCACAGGGCGACCGTGTAGTTCCACGTCACGCCGTTGGAATCGGTATAACTGCCCTCCCAGGAACAACGCCGCGAACCGAAGTTCTGGCCTTGCCAGGAGCAGACGACGACTTGGTTCAACAGGTCCGAGAAACTGGGAATCGTCCGGCCCCAGCAAGGGTCCGAAGGATCGGTAGGCGGGTTGTTGTAGTTGTTCGGACACTGGGTCGGAAGCGTCGTGAGTCGGACCGAGTAGTTCGCCGGAGTCTGATTCGTCTCGCAGTAGGTGCAGTTGTTCGTCAACACCAGCCCGCAGCATGCGCACTTGTCGGGATCGCCCCAAATCGGCTTGTTCGTCGAGGCGAGGAAGATAGGCAAGCCCGTGCTCTTGCTGTACAGGGGATTGTCGGACATCAGGTGTCATCGCACTCCGTCAATGCAACGATGTTGGCTTCAGCGGGGTTGCCTGCCGCCAGGCTGTACACGTCGGTCTTGTCCTTGGTGAACTTGTGGTTGACCGAATCGTACTCTACGTCGGTGACGTAGCTGACGATCTGCGTGTCCGGGTACTCACGATAGACGCTCAGCAGCAGCAGATCCCCGTTCATCCAAGTAGCCAACCCATACGTCCCATCCGGGGCGGCGCTGTACTCGACGTTCGGGATGCGCTCCTGCTGAGGCTCAATCGGCGTCGTGTCGGTATCGTCGAGCACCGTCTCGCCGTCCACCTCTCGCACCTCGTAGGTGAAGCTGCACACGGCGCCCGCTCCTCCGGCGTTGCCCCCGCGCTGGTAAACCTTGACGAGGAAAGGTATGCCGTCCGCGCGGGGCAGCGTTTTCGGCGAGAGGTCCTGCTGCTGGGCTTCGATCATGCTGCGCAATTCATGCAGCTGGGATCGAATCTCGCGAATCGCCTCCGCCTGGGGTTGCTCTTCGGTTTCGCTCGGCGGGTCCGGGAGGTGAATCGAGGCCAGGTGTTGCTCGCGTTCCACCAAGCCGGTGACGGCCGCTTCCAGGGCAGAGAGGCGATCCTCAAGCGTCGCGGCGTTGGTCTGCTGCGGGGCCTCCTGGCGAAACTCGGGCGCTTGCTGTTTGAGATTCGCCTGCTCTTCGAGGCTGTCCGGCAAGGGCACCGCCCCCAGCTGCTTGGCCAGACGTTGCAGGTCCGCCTGCGGATCGCCGCTGGACGGCACCTGGGCGCCGCCCACCGGTGACGGCAAGGGCCATGCTTGCTGCTCGCGCAGATACTCAAGCACTGCGCGCAGGGTTTCAAGTACGGCTACGTCCATGCAATCATCCGATCCAGCACCGATAGATTCACGGTCCTGTACAAGCGGCGAGGCTCAGGCCGCGTGGCCTGCAACTCGTACTCGCCCTTGGCCTCGTTGTAAACCAATTCCGCCCCGGGGACGTAGATCAGCACATCCTGAGTACCGACCTGCTCTTGCTCGTTGACTTTGGCGTTCGGCTTCGAGGCGAGTTTGAACACGGGCTTGCGAACCGGCACCCATGTTCCCTTAACGCTCTGCGTAACCCTGTTCCAACCAGCCGGCTCCCACTGGAAGTACATGTCCACCGGCACAAGGTCGTTGCCGCTCTCAAGCTCGCTGACGACCCCGATCACGCGGATGGTTTGCGGCGCCGCGTTGCCGAAGTTGGGAAGTCTCGCATGGTTCACCCCGTCCACAAGGGAGTAGAACGTGCCCAACCGGAAGTCGCTTTTGCGAAAGGCGGTCTCCAGTTTCAGCTCCGCGTAGGGACGCAGCTTGATGTTGGAGCCTTGATAAAGCTGCCAGAAGTGCTTCCCATCAGGGTCGGGTCCCACAATGATCTTGTCGTCCAGGTCCCTGACGTAGTTCATCTTCTCATGGAGCGTGCGGATGAACAGTCTGGCCTTGCCCGGCTCGCGCACATGGTAGGTCGGACTGTTGTAGATGAGCGTTACGGCCGCCACGGTAGAGACGCCGCGATAGCCCCAGGTGATACGGGTCTGCGTGACGATGGGGGCGTTCCAACCCGAGAAGCCCGGGTAGGGCTGATTCCAAACGCTGCGGGAGTAGTTCACCGCTGCGTCTTTCTCGATGAGGATGGTACGCATGCCCCGCCAGCGCTGATAGCCCACCTGCCACAGCTGCCGAGGCAAGATTTCATGGGCGCTCATGGTCTAGCTCCACTTCCGAAAGCCGCGCAGGACGTATCGAACCAAAGGTTTGCTCGCATGGTAGTGGGGATCGACGAACCGACGGACGACCACGGGTTCGGTCCACTTCGTCGCGTAGATCGTGTCGGCCCAGGTAGCGCTCAAGAGAGTTCCCCACGTCGTGCCCAGTGCCAGGATGCCGTTGCTGTCCTCCGCATCGGCCAGGGTCACGACTTCCCAGTCCATCGCGTTGATGTCGGAGTTGTGCAGCCGCGTGTGATAGAGCACTTGGTAGGCCATCAGGAGCCACTCCAGTCAAGGTACTTGCGGTACCGCACCCGGCACTCCGTCCGCGCGGCGTTGGGCTTCCGCCGGTCGCGCCTCAGTTCGACCGCCACTGCAAGTGCATCGCCGTCCACGGGATCAGCGCTGCCGATCGAAGGCGCGTCGCTGACCTGGGCCGTTATGGGGCCGACGTAGAGGCGCGTGTACTCGATCGTGTCTCGCCCGACGACCACGTCGTACACGCCCGGATCGCGTTCCCAGGTGACGGCCATCAGGCGAATCTCCCCATGCCGTCCCCTTCATCCGAGATGGACTCGGCCTTGCTTCCGTCCAGACTCAGGAGCCGGTCCTGGTCGATCGCCGAAGCGATGAGCTCTCGGTAGAGGGCCTCATGTGGACCTGGAGAGAGGCCTTGGAACCGCTCGGTGTTGGCCAGAGCCGCCTCTTGAACGGCATGATGGAACGTCGCGCGGCCCAAAGGATAGACGTTATCGTCCGTCAGGGCCGTCACGTCCGGCCGGTACTGGTAGTTCAAGCGGTTGCCGTTGACGGTCGAGCTCGGCGGAGGATGCAACAGCACGCGATAGGTCGTCGGCGCCGCGCTCAAGGCTTCGAGGGCGTACCGGTCGGGAATCCCCCCGGTGGTGCTGTCGGCCCTGAACTCCAGAATCTCCTCCACCGTCGCAGGCTCGATCTTCTTCGGCTGGAAGGTCGAGGCGGCAGTGATCGAGTAGCTGGCGGTTCCGTCGCCCGGAGCGCTGGTCAAGGTCAGCTGCGTGTCGCTGTCCACGCTGCTGACCGTGTAATCGTCCGCAACGGTATCCCCGGTCACGCTGGAGAGGGTAACGGTATCGCCAGCGACCACGGTGCTGGTGAAGCTTTCCCCGGTCTTCGTGAGCGTCGTGTCGGAAATGCTCGCGCTGGTCCCCGACGCTTTGACGCTGCCGGGCTTTTCGTAGATGAAGGGCGTGACCAGCCCGTCGTAATCGCTCGGCAGGTTGTATTCCCATTGGCCTTCGATCAGGCAGAGGCTCGCTCGGCTCTTGAGAAAACTCCAGACGTGCGTGCTGCCGTCGCGAGGATCATACCCCGCAAGGGCGCGGGCGTACCCGCGGTTGACAAACGCGATCCCCTCCCCGGCGCTGATGTTCGCCAGCGCCTCCACGAGATCGCACATGACGCTGGCGGCGATCGTGAGCGCAGCCATAGCGCGGGTCTCCTGCCGGCCTGCCCCCGGCGCCCGGCATGGGGCCGGGCGCCGGGATTGGTCAGGCCAGGGTGCTTACCAGCCCAGGATCACGAAGCTGATCGTGTCGCCGCTGTTGCCCGGGTCGGTGACGGTGATCTGGCCGTCGGTGGACGTATCCACCTGCAACTGGCTGCCCGCCGCCACGGCCGTGTTGGAGGTCGCCACGGCGGCGATGACCTTGGTCAGCGGGTGCTTGATCACGTCTCCGTCGGTGCACTTGCCGGCGATCAGTTTCAGGTTCGTCAGGAGGCGAGCCTGAATGATGTCGTTGGCCGCGTAATCCGTGACGTTGACGGTTGCCATCGGTCTTCTCCTTCTGGCTCCGCCGGATTAGGCGGCGTCTGCGGCGATCGCCCAGCCGAAGATGCCCTCCAGGGCAACGACGCTGCTGGCCTGCTCGGTGGCCGGACCCAGGCCGATCTTGTCGGCAGCGAGGTCGTGGGCAACGATCGGGCCGGCCGCCACGTTGCCATCGGTGGCGTAGTTGCCCCCGAGAGCGGAAACGAACTCCTCGGGACAGACGCCCCCGCACCAGAACCAGCCGAAATAGGCGTCGGTCATGGCACTGAGGGCGATCGCGGCCACGGCCGTGGGCAGCTTGATGCAGTCGTCCGGGTCGTTCGTGACCTTGTACCAGTGCGTCGCCGAATCCGGCACGACGACGCTTTTGGCGGCGATCGCACTTGCGGCGTTCTGCGTGCCGACCTGGAGGTAGATGAAGATCGACAGGCCCGGCTTGCCGGCGGACTTGTTGTACACCTGCCACTTCGTCCCCACCGGGAAGGCCGCGGTCGCGACGTTGTGGTGGCTGCTGCCGGTGAACCCTCCCGGCGGAATGCTGCCGAAGGGGATCGGGGCGCCAGGCCAGTTGTCGATCAAGTGGAACAGCTCGCTGTCAATGGTGCTGTCAGCCATCGTTGGCTCTCCTTATCTGCCTGATCCGATGGTCTTAGGACCAGTTCGAGTTGAACAGATTGGCGTTGGGCTTCCAGCAGACAAGGTTGCCGGCGACCAGGATTCGGGCCAGCCACTTGTCGTAGCCGTTCGCCAGTTCCCCTTGCCAGACGAACGGAGTCAGCTCGAAGCTGCGCTCGGGGAACAGCCGCAGCTCCCACGTGGCGAGGTTGAGCACGAAGAAGTACTTCCTTCTCGTCGGGCTGATCTCCAGGTACGGCTCTTCGACGATTTCGACGCCGTCCAGCACCATGGCGTTGAAGCCCTGCTTCGCCATCTCGCTGCCGTCGCGCGAGTAGATGTGCATCGTTTCCGCTTCGGACTGAAGCGCCTGGAAGATCGTGCTGGAAGTGATCACCATCAGGTCGCCCGGGCCTTCGGCGTCCGAGTACAGCATGCAGGCCGCCTTGGCCTTGCGGAAATTGGCGATGGAGGGGCTTCGGGCGGTGTTGTAATCGTCGTACCCACCCGTGATCGAAGCGCCCTGCCACCACTTGTTCGTGGTGGTCCCGGAACGAGGGATCGTGCCGTAAGTCAGGTCGTGGGTCAGGGCGTCGGCGAGTCCCTGGAAGCCGATGTCCGAATCCGAAGTCGCGCTGCCGGCCTCGTAAATCATCTGCTTGAGATGAGTCCTGGCCGCGCGCTGCGCCTTGGCGACGCGGAACTCCGCCAGGTCCACGATCTGCCAGTCGCCCGCCAGATGGTTCTTGACGCGCTCCTCGGCGGTGTACTCGACGGGGATCTGGAAGAACTTCCAGTTGAACTCGGGAGTTTGCAGCACGTCCTTGCTGCCGCCGCGCAGCTGCTCGTTCGGGGCATACGACTGAGCGATCGTGCTGCCCCCGTGAATATCCGTGTACTCATCGGTATCCACGGGACGCTTGATCTTCGTGCCGCCGCGCCAGGTGATCTGGCGGCGAGCCAGCAGACGGTTGAGCAGGGGATCCTTCTGAATGACCTCCGCCTCAACGGTTCGTAGCCACAGTTCTCGGGTTGCTTCGTCCAAATCGGCCATGTTTCGACTCCTTGTGCCTGGAACAAGGGCCCTCCAGCCTCCTGCCGGCAGGTCAGAGGGCCCAATGCTGCGGAAGCAACGGGCGTGGCCCCGCCCGCGTTCCAGGCCTGATTGTCAGCGGGGACTTACTTGAAGAAGCCCTCGCGTTGCATGTCTTGAATCACGTCCCGGAGGCGCCCCTTCTTGGCGGATGCCGGTACGGGGCCGCCTCCCCTTCCGCCGCCGGTCGCGAGATCGGCAGCGCCCTTGTTCGATGCTTCCGGCTTCTTGCTTCCAGCCAGCTCCTTGTACATCTGCTCCAAGACCTCGACGGCATGCTTGGCGGAAGGCAGATGATCGTCGGTGAACCCTTCCTCCAAGAACCGTTCCTTGGCCTTCGCGATGGCCTCGTTGCGATATTGAGGACCGTACTCATGGTCCAGCCTGGCGCAAACTCGCTCCAGGGCGGCCGCGTTTTCCGCTTCCTCACGGGCCTGCGCCCGCGCCCGCTCCACTGCTTGCGGGATCGTCTGCTTCTCCAGCATGTCGATCCGGTTCGCCAGGTCGCGGATCGTCTTGACCAATGCGGCCTCGTCGTCCTGATCCAGCAGATCGTCATCCTGGAGATCGCTGCCGGTGCTCGATTCGCGTTGCTTACGGAGATCACTGAGTTCGGCCTTCATGGTGTCCAGCTGCTCCTGCAACTGGTCCCGGTCCGAAATCAGTTCGTTGACCGTCTTTTCACGCTCATCGAGCTTCTGCTTCAGCTCTTTCAGCTCGTTGGCCCGCTCCTGATCCCGTGCCTGCCTGTCCTTGTCCCAGTTCCGCTCGGCGTCTTCGCCGTCCTGATCCTTGGTCGGCGCCGCGTCGGTGTCGGGGGCTTGCGGCAGGAAGCCGTAGCTGTCCCGCTGCGGCAGGCCGGCATCCTCGGTCGCGTTCCCATCGTCCTGTGCGTCCTTTGCGTCCTTGACCATCGCTATCCTCCCGCGCCCCGGAATCTCGGCTCCTGTCCGGCTCCGGGCAACGGCTCTGAATCCCGCGTGGCAGCCTTTCCTTTCGGCTCTTGTCCTATTGGCCGCTTGCCACGCCCGACGTAGAAGGCGGCTACTTGCGCCGCATGATGGCGGCTGCCGGATTGCCGCCCTTCTTTTTCTTCTTCTTGCGATTCTGCCTGTACTTCTCCACGGCAGCCGTAGCCACGGCGCCGGGATTGTCTATGTTCGGATCGCGGCTGGCGCTCTCATACGCGCGGCGCCAGATTTCGTGCTCGTGCGAAGTCAGCCGTTTGCCATTGATGACCTTCGGCATCGCTGTTTCTCCTGTCGGTCAATCGCCGCTCAGACTTTCATTGAGCTGCTGGGCCGCTTGCCCCGCGATGATCTCCGACAGCTCGACGGGGGCTTCGCCCTCCGAACCGGCCGAGGCCCTCTGATCCGATTGCAGCATGCGCTTAGTCACCGCGAACTGCAAGCCCCGTTCCGTGATTTCCGCGGCCCGGCCGGCGCGCTCGCGGGCCTCCTGCTGCCGCTGGAACTCTTGTAGCTGCTGCCACGCCGTGACTCTTTGCATGACCTCGTTGGCATTGGGAATATCGAAGGCCTTGAGCAATTCGGGCAACACGGCGGGCACGCCGAGCACCTGAGCCAACGTCAGGTAGTCCTGCTTCGAGCGCTCCCGGTCATACGGCAACGTCGTGGCGACTTCGAGTTTCACGTCGAAGCGGGCCTTCTTGATCTTCTCCGTGATTTGCAGCAAGCCCTGGCGGTTCTGCGGACCGAGGATGCGCACGCCTTCCTCGGGTTCGAGGCGATCTTGCAGAATCTCGGCGACGCGGTACATGACGTTGAGGATGAACTGGTCCATGAGACGGGCTTGAAGCGCCGTGCGCAGGCGCGTGTTCGTCTCCAGACGAACGGCCTCCGTCGCCGTCAGGCCGCCCTTGGCCGGCCTGCCCATGCCGATTTCCTGAATCCCGGTCTGGTCCCGCAGCTCCCGGCCGATCGTCTCGAAGAACTCCAGGATGCCCCGACTCATGGGCGGCGGAGGGTCGCGCCTGATGCGACCGATGGCGCCCTTGGCCAGCTTCCAGATGGCGCCCGCCCGGCTGCGCAGGCGAGCGGCAACCCGGCGGTTCTGCGGGTCCTCGGCCAAGGCGCCGGTCTCCACCATGACCACGGGATCGCCGAAGTACTTGACGTAGTTCAGCATGTGCGAGAGGGAGACATTCAGCCAGTCTTGCAGGCCGCGCGGCATCTCCACGGCGTTGAGACCCTGCCAGGCGTGCGGCAGGACGTAATTGACCCCGATGACGAACGGCCAATGCCGGTACGGCCAGCGCTGCTCCGCCGGACGGGGATTGAGTATCGTCTTGCCCACTCGCATCACCATGCGCCCGAACGGATACATCGGTTCCCTGCCGACCTCTCGTCGCCGGCGGGGCCATTGATCCGGCGGTATCGGCTTTCCGGTCTTGGCGTCCAGCACCATCGAGCCGTGCATGACGGCCGCACCGCTCTCGATCATTTCCGATGCGGTCAGCCCGCGTTCCTCGACGATCCTGCGCTCGGTGTAGTCGCGGAAGTAGATCTCCTCGATCGTGACGTGCGTGGGTCGGGGAATGCCGGTCTTCTTCTCGCCCAAGGACGGCTGATAGCGCTTGCGCAACAGGTTGACCAGTCTCCCCTCGCGCGGGTCACGAAAAGGCCCGCTGTCCTGCTGGTCGTCGCGGCTTACGAAGAAGCTTCCGCTGCCGGCCGGCTCGCTGTACTCGCGCTTGGCGGCGTAGTCCAGTTCGTTGGCGAACTTCGGCCAGCGGGCCTTGGCCTGATCCAACGGCATGCGCCATCGCAGCACGACGTAAGACGCCTCTTCCGCGCTTTCGGCCTCCGGGTCCATGCCGAAGTAGTCGGGCTGAATGATGTTGACGCGGACGGCGCCTCGGTATCTGCGAGCCTCGGGGTCCCAGTCGGCCTGCGGATCCCAAAAGACCTTGGCGACGCAGTAACCATACACCTTGTTGTCGAGAAGCGCCTCCGCCAGACGCTTCTCCATGTCCAGGCCCTTGGCGAACTGCCACTGGAGGATGCCGGTCCAGGCCTCGGCCACTTCGGTATCGCTGCCCTCGATGGGTTCGGCCACGATTTGCGGCCGCCTTTGCGAAAGCAGAGACAATTCCTGCATGGCGGCGGGGAAGATGTAGTTCGCCTGAATGCGATCCCAGCCTTCGCGCCGTTCCTGTCGGCGCAACTGGTTCCCGAACAGGTAGTCGAATCCGTCTTCCCAAAGCTGCTTCCAGTCCTGCGTGACCTTCATCGCGTTCTGGACCATCTCGTCCAGACGCTCGGAGAAGAGCTGATCTTTTTCGCTCGGCGGCCTGAGTCCGACCGAGGCCGTTGTCGCAGCGGTCGTCATTTCCGGTTACTCCGCGTATTCCTGGTCGATTTCCGGGCTGCGGTTCCGCAGCGGGCCGCCCTCGACCCAGGGAGAGAGAACGCCTCGCCCGACGATCACTCCGACGATGAAGGCTGCCGCGACGGCCAAGCCCACGACGACCGCGAGCACCAGCGTCAATGCGTTCATCAGATGTACTCTCCAGTCTTTTCCAACAGCGGTTCGATGCCGGGATCTCGGCCTCCGCTGTACATGTACTCCGGCCTTCGCACATAGCCGTCGGGGGCCTGAGGCGCCGGCATCGGAGTCAACAGATGCAACTGAAGCGCGATCATCACCGCGAACAACAGGTCGTCTTGATGCCCCGGCCGGTGCACCCTTCGCCCCATCTTGTCCCGGATCAGTGCCTCCAGTTCCTCGACGAATCGTTGCGCGTAGCAGACCAGCTTCCCGTCGAAGCTGCCCTGGCTGTCCGGGCGCATGCAGGCGATCAGGTCGTCGAAGAGCACCGAGCGGTTGGCCAGGGTCGTGCGCCACCCCAGCTGAGCCAGCTCCGTCGGCATCTCGTAGTCGCGCGGTTGCTGCCGGGAATAGATGAACGGATACTCGGCGTTCTTGAGTACGGCCAGAACGGCCAGGCCCGGCGAGTTCACCTCCGGGCCGATCCAGGCATCGTTGTACCACTTGCCCGCCTTGAGCAGTTCCAGCCCGAACAAGTCCGGGTCCGTCTGCCCGTGCCAGATCGCGTCGATCCGCAGCAGGCGCCGGTTCAGGACCGCCGCGGCGCTGTAATCCGGCCCGGACCGAGGATTCTCCGGGTCGGACAGTTTGCCTTCGGCCACGTCCGCCCCGACGACGTAAGGACGCCCCTCGGACGGCTCATGCCAGACCTGCCAGTAATTCCGCGGCGAGTCCGTCGGAACGGCCGTGATTTCTCCCTGCGCGTCTTCCACGAGGTTCACGCGCAGACCCGGCCGCACGATCTTCCGGTAGTGCGAAATGATCACTCGCGGAATAGCCGGCCTGCCGGTGGCGCGGAAAGCCTCTTCATCGGTGGCCGGATATTCCTGGCAGAACTGGTCTTCGTCGCCCCCGCAGTACTCTTCGATCATGCACCGGCGCCAGTACAGCTGCTCCGGCGTCGCCCCCATCTCCTCCAGGTCCTTCTCGGCTCTGCTTATCGGCCCCCAACGATACCCGGGCGGGACCGGACGACGATAGTCCTCATGCTCCAGCCAGCTGAAGAAGATCGGCAGGTATCCGGCCAGGTCTTGCGGGTTCCGCTCCAGCCGGGCCTTCGCCTGTCGCCAACGGTCGTAGAATGCCCCGCCCATGCCGTTGGCCGTGGACTCGATCACGACGGCGGTGCCCGGGCGCTGCGGGACGCATTGCAGGACGCTCAGCAACGTCTGTTCGGGCCAGGGCCAGAACGCGACTTCCGAGGCGTGCAGCAGATGCACCGTTTCCGACCTCCCCAGCTCCACGCGGCCGGCGGTCTGTACCTCGATTCGACTCCGATGCGGAGGACTGAACACGATTTCTTTCCGGGAGGAGTAGTCGGTCGGCAGCTTCTCGCTCTCGGGCAGCTCGTCGTAGTAGCGCCGCGTCATCTCGAAGATGTTCTGCGAGCTCTTGTCGGAGTGGGCACAGACCAAGGCCCGGACGTTCGGCGCGAAAAGTGCGCGGGCGAAAAAATACGCCTCGACGATGGTGGACACACCGACCTGCCGGGCCTTCAGCACGATGATCCGAATCGGCAAGCCCGCCGCCTGTTGCATCGCCATCGCCTTGAGCAGCGCCAGCTGTTCGCGATTCGGCTCCAGCGGTTGCAGCGGGGCGCCCGGCTCCTTCGTGGCGATCTTGAGGCGCTCAGCGATCCAGTCGATCTCACTGAGCCTCAGCGACGTGTCGGTCGCCGTCGTCATCGGGTTTCTGTTCCTCCAGCTTCGACGGCAGCTGCGGCACCCCGGCGATGGGCGGCGTCACGGCGGCAAAGGCCCGCCGCCGGTGCTGCCGTTGCTCCAACAGTTCCACGATCGTAAGGTTCACCGTAGCCGGTCCGCCGGAAGCGGTCTTGGCGTCGGTCTTGGGAGAAAGTTCCTGCGCCAGGTCCCGAATCGCTCGCGCCGCCGCCACTGCATCGCGCGTGTTTTCCGCTTCCCGGAACATCCGCTCCAGCTTGCCGAGCACCTCCGTCGCCAGCCAACTTCGGACCCTTCGCGCACGTGACGCATGGAAGGCTTCGACGTAGGCATCCAGCCATTGCGCGAAACCCTCCTTTTGCTTCCGCCATCGGTAGTAAGTGTGGTGGCTGATCCCCGCCAGCCTCGACGCTTCGGTTACGGTCTTGCCGGCGCAGAACGCCGTGGCCAGCACCAATTCCCGGTTGCTCGGCTTGTAACCGTCGGGCGTGGCGGTGGGGAGACAGTCCTCGAAGCCTTCCAGAGTGGAAGGCGCGCCGAGCACGTCGAAGTCTTCGGGAAGTCCGGTTTTTTTCGTCAGGTCCGCCACCCGGCTCATCCCCTTCGACCGCGACCGCCGCCTCGGCCGGCTCCTCGGCCGTGGCCGGGGCCGCCCCTGGAACAGCCTCCGGCGTTTTGATTGCGCCTGCCGCCCCCGGGCCTTCCGGCTCCTCGGCCGGCCCCCGACTTTCTTCCGAATCCGCGTGCACTATTCCCGGCCATCCCAGAATCCTCCTACCTGCCCGCAGCCGCCAGGGCCGCATGTTCGATCAGCTTGAACAACTCCGGCACGCGCGCCAAGGAGCCGCCGATGAGGCCGCCGATGATCGCCACGACGAACATCTGGAGCCTGGAAGTCTTGACGTGTACGGCCAGTTGCGTCTTCAAGGGACAACCGCGCTCGTGCGTCTCAACCTCGCGGCGGACGAACTTCTGCATGCCCGACTGGAGGATGTCCACGTGCTCTTCGGCGACCTCGCGCGCCACCAACCGGACGAACTCTTGTTCCTGTTGCGTCAATGGTGCCATCGCTGCCATCCTCTATCTGTCTTGCTATGCCGCCAGGATCTCGGTCGCGTCCGCGAAACTCATCGCTAGCACGTCGTTTGATTACGGTTCCGACTCAAAATGCAATGTCCATCCTGCCCACATTGTAGTCTGAGCGGCCACGGTATATT